CTGGTGTACTGCGAACACCACCAATAAAATGGTAGGGGAAAGGGACCGCTAGGAGAAGTGAGCATAAGATGAAACCTTTTCCAACGCCCTTTAAAAGGGTGCATATGAGAAGGCAAAATCCTATGCCCCGCTCCAAACCATCTGTAAGGCTCCTTTCGGAGGACCTCACGGAAGGTTTGAAGTCGAGTGACCAAGGAAGAACAGGTCGAGCGACGAATCGCATAGACCTCTTTGAAAGAGATAGGACTCACATCCACTCCCTTCCAAAGGAAACGCTTAGCGAACTCGCAAGAACCGTTGTTAGAAACAATAGTCTTGTGAGCCGATATGCGCACTCCTTGGACCAACATCAACTCCTTGTAGATTCGAGCCGTTCTCTCGTGAGCGATGATAACATCATCGCCCAAGATTGCATAGTCTCGAAACCACACGGAATTCGATAACCCTGCTTTCTGTGCGCAATATTGTACAAATGCATGGTGTGTTAAGGAGAATGCTGCCCAAGATGAATAAGCCCCTAAAGGCTGACCAATCTCGAACATCACTTGGAGTTTCTTCTTGACGAATGGTACATCAAAAGGAAGCTCCATAAGGTACTCCCAGATCAAAGTGATCCGGGGTCCGAAGAATCCTTGCAAGACACGGCTCTGCAAGAATATTGGAAACCTGTCTGTAGCAGCAGTGAGATCGAAACTAAACATTCGTTTAATATTCTTATCTCGCAGCTTATACAGTGGGCCCAACTGGTTGTAGGTGCCATCATTGGGAATGACGCGTAAAACGCTCATTAACCAATTATGAATAGGTCTCAGTAAAGCCTGCCGGATTGAATCCAGCATAGCAAATACCCTGACCTTTCCACCTCCTTCCAACTTCTTCCCTAAAGTACCCCATCTCCCCTCAATCGGCACTCCAAGTTCAGAGACTAGCCCAAGAAAGCTAGCCCCCTCACAAGGTGACTTATCTTCCAGAGGAAGTTGGATTATACGGAAGGGATAGAGCTGAGTAGATATCAAATGATAGAAACTCGCTCTTTTCTTTTCCAGCACCGGCGAAAGCCGACGCGTTAAATCCCACCTCCAATGGTTGAGGTCATGCCGTAACACATTCACGGTAGTCTGAAATGGCGTCTTACGCGTGTTCGGACCACCGGACCAAGTAGGTTTCCAAGAGAAGCCCAGCGTGATCTCAGAAGGAAAATTCCTAAACTGAGTCATGATGAACTCCGGGAAATAATACTGAATCCAATCTTTAAGATCTTCCTCAGCATCATGGTCTCCCGGAACTAGATTCGGAGTGTTGCTAAACAACTCCTCTCCAGTAATCTCTTCGATACCCCCCCCTGTCCAAATTTGAGTTAGGTCGGGTCGTGAGGTCTTATTGATATATGTTCGGTAAAATCCGAACAACGTCAAATAGAGCCTGACAACCTTTTCCGCCTCGGGTCCTCCCTTTCTAATTATCTTACGATGTTTAGTCAGGATTATCCGAGGAAGTCCTTCTCTAGTTAAGGAACAGCGGGGTTTGTACATGATCGGCGAG